GAGCGCGACGCTCATCGCCCGCATCCCTTCGGTGCGATCGCCGTGAAACCGGATCGTGGGCGCTGAGAAGGCGTGCCCCGGTCCCCCTTCGCACGATTCGAACGTCTCCACGCCGGCCGCCGCCAGAATGGCGACGTACGGCGCGATGCCGGGATCGAGTGGTGGATCGTAATCCATGCGGGCTTGCGACTCTGGATCACTGCGCCGTGTCGTCGGACAACCTATCGGCCCGAGAGCGACGAGTAAGAAGGAGCGCCGGGCAGTTTGGCCCATGCCTCCACTTCAGACCAAACCCAGCCGGCCTCGTCCACGAACTCGTCTCGCTCCACCTCGCCGTCCACCCAAACGACTCGCCGAGCGATGAGAACGCGGCCACCAGACGCGACCAGAATTCGACCCGACGCGCGACCCGGCAGCGGCCACGAACAGTCTTCCGTGATCGGTGGCCGCGATTCTCGGACGTCTTTCCATTCGACCATTTTTGACATGACCGCGGCCCCTGAGCGGAACTCGCCTGGAACCATCCGAGTCGTAAAAGGCGACCGGCGCGGGTAAGATGAGGACATGCTTGTGATTCTCCAAGAGCGATTTCGTCAACGAGTGCGGGCTGAGCTCGAATCACGAGGATGGAGCCAGGGCGAACTCGCGCGCCGAATGAACGTCAGTCCGCAGTTCGTGAGCCAATACCTCAACGGCCAGCGATCCCCAGGATTGGACCTGGTGCAGCGATTCTCCGAGACCTTCGATCTAAACGATCCGATCGAACTCTTGGAGCCCTCCGTCGTCGCAAAATAACATCCAGCGTTCGCTTGACACTCAAGCGAACGCCGCCGCGTCTGGTGTTCGGCGTCGCATGCGTCGCGGTGTGGCTATTGGCCGCCGGCCTGTCGTGGCTGGTGGACCAGCTCCGCCGCCTCTTTTAGCGCCGCTCAGCCCCCGGACATCGGCACGAAACCGCGGACTGTCGATCCGGGGGTTGCGGGTTCAAGTCCCGTCGGCCTCGTTTGAGCTTTCGGCCCGCGTCCTCTTGGACGCGGGCCGTTTTCGTTTCCGGGCGCACGAACGATCGGCGGTTCGCCATGAAGCTCCTCGCCCCGATTCTCACGTTCCTCGCCGGCTGCGGCAATGCGGCTTTCGCCGCGACGCCCGATGAGGAATTCGAGGACGGGATGCGGTTCTATCTCAAGCAGTGCGCGGAGCTGAAGGAAATACGGACGGCCGCGATCGAGAAACAGATCGACGAGGCCAACGCGGCGCTCAAGCGGGCACGCACCGAAAAAGAGAAACGCGACCTGCGCGGGAAACTCCGGATCGCGAAACAAGCCCTGGCCGAGATCGATGCCGACCCGAAGATTCAGCCGGAATTGGGGCGAGCAGCCGGTGTGGTGGGACTGGTCTTGGAGCGAGGCCAGATCGGCCGGCTGCCCTCCCGTGATCCACTGACCGTCGTCGCCATCAGGTCGCCGACGGAGGGCATCTGCGAGCTGGAGCACAGCGAGCCGAGGGGATTCGTGGCCGGCGTGAATGGCGGCGTCCGCCAGGTTGGGCCGCCGTTGGTCTACCGCGCCAAGCTGCTGCTGAAGGGGATCGACACCGCCGGCTGGCATCGCAAGGAATCGCCGCCCATGCGGCCCAAAGGGCTGTTTCGGATTGTCGGCCGAAGCGACGACGCGTTCGTACTCGAGCCGTTCGACGCCACCGCGAAGAAATGAGCCGGCTTGCATTTCGCAAACCGGCAGTAGAATCAGAGGCATGCACGTGATCCTTCAGGAACGATTCCGTGAGCGGCTCCGTGAGGCGCTCGACACCCGCGGCTGGACTCAGTCCGACCTCGCGCGGCGCATGCACGTCGCGCCCCAGTACGTCAACGCCTACCTCTCCGGCGTCCGCTGCCCAGGTCTCGACGTGGTGCAACGCTTTTCCGAGGCGCTCGGAATTCCTGATCCAATCGACCTCCTGAACGTTCCAGCCGCCGCCGGGAAAATCTGAAAACGAACGTTTGACTTTCACACGGTTGTTTGTAATGCTGTCCGGCCGCGGAACTGCGGTCGGCTCTGAACGATAGAGGCCGGTCGCCGATGAGGCGGCCGGCCTCTTTTCGTTGGTGGTTCGAGGGACGCGCGGGGCCGGCGGTTTCAGGAGGATTTCGTGTCCAGATTCGACCGCGATTCCGACCCGGCGCTGAGAGGGCCGAGGAGCGAACGGCCCGCAGGAGACCCGCACCCCGCGGACGGTCTCACGGAGGCGCGCACGGAACCGCTCGAAGGGACCGTCCGCGGACCTGGAGTTTCACGCCATGTCCGCGCCTCGACTCTCTCCCTCACCCGCGTCGCTGAAACTGTTCGATCCGGACGCTCCGCCGCTCGATCCGCCCCCGCCCCCCTCGGCCTGCGCCTGGTCGCTCCGCGACTGCTGGGAACAGCTCGTCCGCCCCGAGCTCGCCGGCCGCAAGCCCGACACGGTCGCGGAGTACGAACTCCACTTGCGGCGCTGGGAAGCGTGGGTCGGCGGCGAGCGGAGCGCGGAGAGCGGAGGGGGGAGGGACAAACCGGATTACACCCGGATTGTCTATCCGGGTGTAGTTCCGTCGGACTGCTCTGGCTCTCCGCGCTCCGCCCCTCCGCGCTCCGCGCTGCCCGACAAGCCGCAGCTCCTCGCCTGGCGGACGTGGCTGGCGACGCTCAAGGACGACGTGGGCCGGCCGCTGCTCAGTCCGCGGTCGGTCAACAAACACGTCGGGTCGCTGACGGCCATTCTGCGGGCCGCGGCCGACGAGGGGCATCTGCCCCGCGCGCCGCGGGTCGCGCCGCTGCCGTGCCGGAAAGCGGCGCAGAAACTCTATCTCGAACCGGAGGAGCTCTCCGCGGTGTACGAGGCCTGCGCCGCGGCCCGCTGGCCGCGGAATCTGTTGCGGCCGGCGCCCGACTACTGGCGGGCGCTGCTGGTGTTGTGGGCCAACTACGGGCTGCGGACGGAGGAGGCGGTGCGGTACGGCTCACGGCACCGCGCGCTGTGCGGCGCGAACATTTCTTGGGCCGAGGTATCGCCGCTCAAGGGGAGCCGCGGGAAGTGCGAATTCGGCTGGCTGCAGTACGTCCCCGAAAAGCAGGAGCGGGCCAAACCCGAGGCGCTGACGTTGCCGCTCAACCGCGTGACGCACGCGCACCTCAGGGCGATCGAGCCGCCCGGCGGCTGGCGGCCGGAGGCGGCGGTCTTTCCTTTCCCGTTGTCCAACAAATCGTTCTACGCGACGTGGCGGGCGATCGTCGAGAAGTCGGGCGTGCGGCCGCCGGCGGGGAGCGACGAGCCGCACTATCTGCCGTGCCACCTGCGGAAGACCTGCACCACGCTGCACAACCGCCACACGCGGGGCGCGGCGCAGTGGATCACGGGGCACGCCGACGACCGCGGCGACGTGGCCGAGCTGCGGCTGTCGCGGGTCTCGCGGGAGCACTACGACAACCCCGAGTTGTCGCTGGTCGAGCACATTGCGACGTTCCCGCAGCCGGAGGCGTTCCTGGCGATCTTCGGCGACGCGGCGCGGCAGCGGCTGCTGTTCTGAGCCTCCGCCGCATCGAATCACTCAGCGGGGCGGAGCGTTTCCGTCCTGCCCCACCGTGCGGTCGGTGGGGCGAATCTTCCCCCGGCGGCGCGCCTTCTCGCCTGGAGGCCGCCGACGCGTGCCGGCGTTCCGCGCCGCCGGGGGTTCTTTGATTCTGGAGGTCGGCCATGAGCTGGAATTCGGACGAGATTGTGCGGCGTCTGGATCAGATCACGCACGAATGCGTGCAGGACGCGACGCCGCGCGATGTGTCGATCGAGGAGCGGACGCGCGCGGAGGGTGGAGCGCGGAGGGCGGAGAGGCAGAAGCCGTGGGCGCGTCTGGTTGCTTCTCTGGCCCTCCGCTCTCCACCCTCCGCCGGGAATGGTTCCGAGACCACCCCGCCGCGTGCGACGCGGCGCGGTGAGCTGCCCCCGAGGGAAGGGTCGCCGAAAGGGACGGAGGCGTTCGACTCGCCTCCGGGGGCTTGATTGAACACGCTGGCGGAGCGTCCGCCGGCAAAGCGGGGCGGCCGGCCACTGTGGCAAGCGCATCGGGCCGGCCGCCCTTTCCCCTCCGACGCCGCGGTGAAGCGTCAGGAAAGGATTCTGGGATGTTAGTCCTCACTCGAAAGCTCGGCGAGCGCATTTTCATCGGCGACGCGATCCAGCTGACCGTGCTGCGGATCGGCCACGGCAACGTGCGGCTCGGCATCGACGCCCCGCGGCAACTGGCCATCGCGCGCGAGGAACTCCTGCGCGGAGCGGCGAGCGCGGAGGGCGGAGAGGCGGAACGGGCCGCACCGCTGGCCCTGGAAACCGTAGGAACGCCGTAGCACGCCGCTCGGCGCGCGGGCCAGCCGGAGCGACCGCGGGGCTCATAACCCCGCGGGGAGGGTTCGACTCCCTCGCCCGCCATTGCGTCGGCGCTGGCCGGCGCTTGGTCGGACCCCGCCGGCCGCGGCCGGCGGGCTTTGGTTCTCGAATTCCCGACATGGACGTTGCCATGCAAGAGCGCACGTTCGATTTCGACCTGCGGCCGAAGGTCGAAGCCATCGCCGACCTCGATGCGCCCAAAGTCGTCAAGAAGGTCCTGCGGGCCCTGGCCGTGTTCGGCTGCGCCAACCACGCCGCCGTGGTGATCGGCTCGGGAGGCCCCGACGGCGACTGGCTGCTCTCCCCGCGTCGCGACTTGATCGCCGGCATGGCCGGGGTGGCGGAGTACACCTGGACGCGATGGCTCAATGCCCTCGAAAGCCTCGATTCGAAGTTCTTATGGATGAAGCGGCACCGCGACTGCGAGGCGGAGTTCGTCGTCTTCTGGGAGCGCGTCTTCGCCGCGGCCGACCAGCGGCGGCGCTCGAAATGTGCTGCCACAATTCCTGAAAACGCGGAAATTGTGGCAGCACAATTGGAGGATTCCTCCAATTGTGCTGCCACAATTGTGGCAGCACATTTCGAGCGCGGGCCGGCCGCGGCGGCCTCGGACGCCGGGGAGGAGTGCGCGCTGGGGGAGGTGGTTTTAAAACCAACCAAAGAAACCAAAGAATTCAAAGACCACCACCAACCAGACCAACCATCGACCGAGACGCGCGCGCGCGTAGATCGTGAGCCGCGGTCGCTCGGAACGACGATCACGCCCCACGACCTGCGTTCGCCGGCGGGGGCGGTGCGGATCTTTCAGGCGGCCGTGCGCAACGAACTCCTGCAACCACGCGACGCCGAACCGGCGATCGCATTCCTGCACTGGGTCAGCCAGCAGGTCGAGGACCCGACCGGGAACACGCCAGGCTGCGTCAAGAATCGCTGCGCCTTCGTCGCCGCGGCCTGGACGCAGTGGCCGCGGGCCAACTGGGCGTTCCGCGCCGGCCCCGAGAACTACCGCCGCGCGCGGGAGATTCTGGAAATGGGAGAGCCGTGATGGTCCCGTCGTTTCGAGACGTCGCGGCCGCACAGGCCCGGTTGCCGCGAGAGCGCACCGTGTGGGTGTTCGCCGGCGGCGTGCGTGTGGCGGCCTTCGCCGCAGGCCGGAAGCCCGTCGTGCTGGTCGAGGCCCCGGTCGGGGGATTGTCAAAGCTTGAGCCGGAGGCGGCTCGCGAGCTGGCGGGGGCGCTCCGATCCGCGGCGCTGATTGCCGAGGACCGGGCGCGGCGCGCGGCCCGAGCGATGGGGTGTGCCGAGAGAGAGGTCGAACTGAAAGGAGCCAATCATGGTGACGGGACTGAAGGGGCGGAAACCGGCGCAGGCGACCACGGCGGCGATCGTCGCGCCGTGGACGTGTGAGGATTGCGGCCACGAGAACTCCGACGAGCGGCCGCTGTGCGAGAAATGCCGCGTCTGCGAGCGGCCGGACCTGCTGCCGGCCGAGCGGTTCCTGACGCATGCCGTGATGCGGACGGTGTTGGACCGCGACGCCTGGCTCGAAATGCGGCAGGATTCCGATCCGCCCGACGGGCGGATGCTGACGCAGCTCCTCACCGCGCTGGGCAACCGCAGCGGGCACTGCCTGACGGTCGAGGGGCCGGCGTGCTGGACGATCGAAGGGCTGCGGGTGCGGTTCTGGCCCGACCTGCGCGAACCGCCGGCGGACGGCGAAGCGGATTTCGACGGCCCGCGGCTGGTGTCGATGCTCCGCGAAATCTTCCGCATTCCGGACCCGGAACAGGCCGCCAGCGACGCCGGGGGCGAGGGACCCACGGCCGCGGAAACCCCGCCGGCGAAGAAATCCCGGCGGGGGGGCGTGCGGGTACAGCTCTCCGACCGCGTGGGCGAGCCGCCGCGGCCTGGTGCATCGGCGACCGCCGGCGAGAATCCCGCCGCAGCGGCACAGTTGCTGCACCTGCCGGTCGACCGCGTCGTGCCGTCGCGGCACAACCCGCGCGAGGAGTTCGACCCGGAGGCCCTGGAGGCCCTCGCGGCGACGATCCGCGCGCACGGCATTCTGGAGCCGTTGATCGTGCGTCCGGCCGGCCCCGACGGCTCTCACGAACTGCTGGCCGGCGAGCGTCGGCTTCGCGCCGGCCAACTGGCCGGGCTGAGCGTCGTCCCGTGCGTCGTCCGCGCGTGCGACGAGCCCGAGGCGGCCAAGATCCGGCTGATCGAGAACTTCCTCCGGCAGGACCTGAACCCGATCGAAGAGGCGAAGGCGTTCCTGGCGATCACGTCGGCCGGCGTGACGCAGCGCGAGCTGGCCCAGGAACTGAAGCTGTCGCAGCCGCAGATCGCGAATCGGATGCGTCTGCTGGACCTGCCCGAGGCGTGGCGGCAGCGGGTCATTTCACGTGAAATCAGCGCCTCCGCGGCGCGCGTGCTGGCGGTGTGGGGGAACCGGCCGGCCGTTCTCGACGCCGTCGAATCGCTGCGGGCCGACCGGCTGCGGTGGCACCGCGGCTACGAGCCGACCGTCACTGATTTCGAGGAGTTCGTCGAGCGTGCGATCGATCAATGCACGCGGTCGATGGAACGCTCGAAACATGCCTGGGAAGGGGGTGCGCTGTTCGCGCCGACGCCGGAGCAGCTCGCGGCGCTCGACGTCGTGGAGCTGCGGGACGGCAAAACGACGACGCGCGTGGCGTTCAACGTCGCGCTGTGGGACGAGCTGCAGAACGCCGCGAAGGCGAAGGCCGACGAACGGCGAGCAAAGAAAGCCGAGAAGAACGGGACGGCCGCGGCCGCAAAAAACGGGGCGGCCGAACCTTCGCCGGACGAGCGGAAACGGAAGACGGAGCAGCAGTGGAAGCAGCTCAACGAGAAGGTGTTCCACTACCGCACGCGGTGGTATCAGCAGCAGATTGGCGTGCGGCTGGCCGCGTCGGACGATGCCTCGCTGCTGATCCGCTGCGTCCTGTATTTCGCCGTCGCCCGCGAGCCCATCGCCCGCGAAGGCGAGCTGATGCGGGCGATCGAGGACCGCGGAGGAAAGGCGATCGGCCATCGCTGCCGCGACTACCGCACCATCCCGAAAGTCTGGGCCGCGCTGGCGACGGTTGCGCCGGCGAAGCTCGACGAGCTGCTGCGGTCGATGGCCGTCGCCTGGTGGCAGCACGCCGCGGACGCGCGCGGCAGCGACGTCGACCCGGAGGACGTCGAGGCGCTGGCCGTCGAGCTGGGGGCCGACCTGAAACAGCACTGGCGGGTCGACCGCGAGTTCCTGCAACTGTTCACGAAGGACCAGCTCGGCGGGCTGGCGAAGGAATGGAACCTGTCGCTGCCGCTGATTCTCCCCGACCAGAAGCGGAAGGGGTCAATTCTCAATCACGTCAACACGATCGAGAACGCCAAGCGGGGCGACGTGATCGACGCACTGTTGAAGGTCGACGACGGCCTGCGGGCGAAGAAGAAATGGCTGCCGGCCCCGAAGTGCCTTCTGAAGGCGAAGGGCTGAGACGGCGTTTCAGGAGGAAATGGGGACGAGTTCGTATCGCAGAACGTCCGCCAGGCGGGCCGCGGTGTCGGTGTCGAGCGGGGCGTCTCCCGCCAGGAAATCCGAGAGGGCGGCGAGAGGGATGCCGGCCCGCTGGGCGAGCTCGGGAGAGCGAATGCCGGCCGCGGCGATCGCCCGGCGGAGCTGACCGGCCACGCCTGGCTCCTGGAGCGCCGCCCGCCGGCGGCGGTCGCGATCGATCATATCGGGCCGTTCCGCCTCGGCCTGGTCGACCTGGCACTGCAGCTCCGCGGCCTCTTCGTCGGTCAGAGGCCGCCCGCGGGAAATCCGTTGGCTCATCGCTCCACCTCGTAAGCTGTGATGGGGTAGACCTCGTTGCCGCCGCATTCCTCGTACACGACCGCGATGCGGCGGCGGGCGGAAGTCCACCCGAAGGCGATCATGTTGTCGGACGTCCGGCTCGGCTCGAACGCGTCCGCGGAATTCAGCACTTCCGCGACCTCGTCCGGCGTGATGTCGTGCCGCGCGATGTGTTGGACGTTGCCACGTGGATCGTCGTCAAGGTCCCAGTGGATGAAGAACATGTCGAATTCCTGCCTGCGTCCGACCCTCGTTACGCAGGCCATTATATCTATTGACCTACGTCGGTCAATAGAAAATAAAGGAAAAATCCGAACTATTCCTCACTGGCCTCCGCCCGCGGTTTCCTCCCGCGGCCGGCTTTCGTCGCCGCAGCCTGGAGCCGGCGCTGGCCGGGCGAGGATTGCATCAACGGATTGCCCGGCGCGCCGTGCCACAGCCGGCGGATGCGCTCGACGTCCGCGGCCGTGAGCATCCGCATCCGCGGATTGACCGCGACGCCCATTCCGTGCGTCTGGCAAATCCTGCGTACCGTCCGGGGAGATGCGCCGATCTCCGCGGACACTTGCGCGACGGTCAACATGGGGGGCCTCCCGCCGGAATTCTATCGGCCGAAGTCGGCCGATTGCAATAGGGCCAACCGGCGCGCAGGCATTCCACGTGAAATGATCAGGCCGCCGGCGAGACGTCGTCCGCCGCCGACAGCCCGCGGCCCCGCTCCGCGTCCCGCGCAGCGACGCCGCGCTGCACCCACTGGGCGCAAAGCTCCGACATCGGCTTGCGCTCCCGCGCGGCGAGCTCGCGGAGCGTCCGCCAGACCGACCGCCGCAGCGGAACGCTCACGTAGTGCAACGGTTCCGACGAATCCATTGAGGAACCCCGAGCCGGTGTTGACTTTTTCCGGTCTTAGAGTGCTTGATTATGCCTTCCGACGCATGGATGCGTCAGCCCCCGCCGGCCAGACAAGGACGCTCTGGCAGCGGGATTCTCTTCGCGGCGGTTCCGCCGCACAACACCTCTTGCGAGCCCCGGCATGGACGCCACGATTGCCCTGCTGCGGGAGCTCGCGCCGCTGGCCCGGGAATACGGCTGGCCGGCCGTCTGGGCCGTCGCCCTGCTGCCTTCGATCGTCAAAATCGCCCGCGCCCACGCGCAGCTCATTCAGACGCTGCGCAAATGCCTGCCCCGCGCGATCCGCAACCAGGTCGAGCAGACCCGCGTGCTGGCCGCGCTCACGCAGGCCCTGCAGGACCGCTCCAAGCCCGCGGAACGCAAATCCCCTCTGGCCGAACTCGTCCCGCACTGAAGTTCCCGATGCAGCTCGTTCTTCTGCCGGGCGACGTCTTCGCCTGCTGGGGGGCCGACCGGACCGGGCGAGCGATCACCTGGCGGACGGCGTCGCTCATCGCGCCCCGCGGCCTGCGCCTCGGCCCATCGCACGTGGCCATGCTGGCCGAACATCCGCGGCTGGGAACGGTCTGGGTCGAATCGACGACCCTTTCCCGTTTGCCGTGTCTGATTCGCGGAGAATGCGTCTCCGGCTGCCAGGCGCACTTCCCGGAGGAACGGATCGCGGAATACCGCGCGGCTGGAGGCCGCGTCGAACTGTTTCGCCCGACGACGATCAACCGCTTCCGCTCCGACGAGGAGGATGCACTCTCCGCCATGCTGCTCGACTTCGTGCGGCGCGGCGTGCGCTACGACATTGGTGGGGCCATGTTGGCCGGTACGCGGATCGTCCGCCGCACGCGGCTGATGCCGGCGGAATCGACCGACGCGATGTTCTGCAGCGAGCTGCTGGCGGCTGTGCTGATGCGGATCGGGCATCTGAACCGGTGGAACCCGACCTACTACAACCCGGCCGCCCTGCTCCGCGAGCTGGTCTGGTGCGGCACGTACGCGCGCGTGCCCGAGTGGCGTCTGCCGTCAGACGGGCCGCAACTGCGCATCTTCACCGGAGCGGAAAGGGCCGCGGCATGAATCGCGTGCTGGTGATGGGCCTCACCGTCATCGTGTGTCAGTCCGGCTGCCTGCGGTGCGCGTTCGCGCCGCGGTTCCAGCCGCGGCCGGTGCCGACCCAGCCGGCCCCTCCGCCACCGACCTACGTTCCGCCCGTAGAGGCGGCTGAAGAGCCCCGCGCGCAGATCATCATCCGCGAGACGGAGCCGGACGGCCCGATGCCGCCGATCCACGATCCGCCCGCGGTCGAAGCGCTGCCCGCGCCGCCGCCCGCGCACGCAAAGGCCGAAGTCAAACGAGGTGGGCGATTCGCCTGGGGAACCGTGCTGCTGTGGGGAGCCGCCGCGGCGGCCGCGGCGCTCGGCTTCGGCGTACCGGCCGCCGTGGGCCTGGCCGGATGGAAAGTGTGGGCCGCGCGTGCAGCCGCGAAGGCCGGCGCGGCTGCGGTCGGAAAGGTGACCGCGGATGCGACCCGGAAAGGGGGCGGGGCCGACGCGATGTCGGCCCCGCCGCGGGGAGCGCCTGCCCGAACCGTTGAGGAGCTCGTGGAGCTTCTACGACTTCGCCGATTGGAGGGACGCGATCCGCTATTGGACGCGGCTTTCGGAATGTTTGCCCAGGACGAACTCGAGGCGGCGCTCGAAAAGGTGAAGGGAGACGCCGGCCTGACCAAAGTCTTCGAGGAGCTGCAGCGCAACATTCGGCAGCGCGTCGATGCCGCGGCCCCTCTGGCAGTCCAGCAAGGAGACGTCTGATGCCGATCGGATCGCCGGGCGCGCAGAGCTTCGAGCGGGCCATCGTGAAGTGCAAGAACCAGCACATCGCGGCCGGTCTGGCCCCGCTGATGGTGTTCCGCCAGGAGCTGATCTCGAACGACGAGCTGAAGGACCGCGGCGGAATGGACAAGGTGACTCAGGCGCATTTTCTCGCCCATCTGGTGAAATGCGACCGGATCCGTCGCCAGGTGACTTACAACCCCGACGACGTAGACCTCAAGAGCATCGTGGCGAAGGGGATCGACCCGACGCAGACGATCGAAAAAACGGAGGCGAGCACCCAGAAGCCGACCGGCGGCGACGAGGTGCAGGGACAGTCGGGCCGGGAGTTCGCCCTGCCGTGGGCGTTCGACGGCAGCGACGCCAATTTTCCGTCTCTCGCCCAGGTGCAGCTCGTCAGTCCGACGGGCCTGCTGCTGCTGAATGCGATCGACGTGGCCATCGTGCAGTGGACCCGACTGGAGTCGCGGCACCGGACTCGGTTCATCACGCCGATGGACAGCCTCCGCGTCTATGGCAACTATCAGCAGATCTACGAGTTCCTGCAGCAGTTCGGCGGAGACGAGAACCGGGTGGACGTGGCGAACCCGCTGCCCAGCGAGGAGCCGCTCGGGCCGCAGTCGTCGGCCAACCGCGTGGGCGAGCCGACCGCCAACGCGCCGCCGGCCAAGTGAGCCGACGGGTCCTTCCGCGACCTTCGGCGTTTTGAGTCCTACGGGAACAGTCGAAAAGCGCAACACTCTTGCTTGCCGGAACGAGCTGGTCACCACGCAACAACCCGAATCGGCCGGCCCCTCCGCTGGAGCTCGGTCACAAGCGGGTGCTGGAGACCAGCTCGAATCCGCTTCTGCGGGAAACCTCGGTCCGGACGGTGCGCGTCGAAGACCTGCGCAGCCCGACCGTGATGGAACGCACCAAGCGGACTGCGATCCGCGAGCTGCGAGAGCTTCGCCGCCGGCAGTCCGCCGATGAAGCCATCCGCGGCCTGAACCACGAGAACGAAATTTATGGCTTCACCAAGGGCCAGTTCTCGATGCTCGACCTGCTGCAGGCGTGCCTGGAATTCACCGGACCCGCGCGGCTGAGCATCTCGACCTGGACTGCGGCGCGGCACGAAATCCAGCAGCTCGAAAGGCTGCAGCGCGAAGGGAGGATCCTCGGCACGCGGTGGCTGGTCGACTTCACCTTCGCCCGCCGCGACCCCCAGGCCGCCCACGCGATCCGTCAGACGTTCGGACTGGACGCGATCCGGGTCGCCCAGAATCACGCGAAGTTCGCCCTGTTCGAGAGCGAGGCATGGCGGTTGGTGCTGCGCACGTCGATGAACCTCAACATGAACCCCCGATTTGAGGACTTCACCATCGCCCACGATCCGTCTCTTGCGACGTTCCTCGCCCGCATCCTCGACGAGATTTGGAGCAAACAACGCCGGAGCCTGGCCGATGCCACGCCGAAAGAAGCCCGCCGACACTTCGCCGACGTGCTGTGAGCCTGCCGAGGCACCGGCCGTGATCGCCGCCCAGCCCGTCGCCGACTACGGCTTCGAGCAGCGCGTCGAGCAGACGGTGAAATGGCTGCTGACCGGCGCCCGCGACGCCGACGTCGTGGAGGCGATCCGCGCCACCTGGCCCGACCAGAAGCTGCAGCCGCTGATTCTGGCGGCAGTCGAGCAGCTCGCGAAGGCGGCCGAGTTCGACCCCGACGTCGTGCGGGGCTGGTGCTTCGAGGCGACCAAGCAGCTCTTCCAATCCATGACGGCGATCGGAGACTTCGCCGGCGCGCTCCGCGCCGTGAAGCAACTCGCCGCGCTCGCGGGCCGTTGAACCATGACGCTCTTCCGCCGCGACAAAGAAGCCGCGGCCGGCCGGTCTGCACCGGACGGCGACGCCTATCAGCGGAAGAAGCTGCGCGAGGCGCAGCGGCAGCGGAAGCAATCTGCCGCTGCGCGCGAGATCGGACCGATCCCCGCGGTGGCCGACCCCGCGCGAAAAGCCGCGGCGCTCGAATACTTCCGCACATTCTGTGAGACCTACTTCCCGGCACGCTTCTCGCTCGCCTGGAGTGACGACCACCTGGTCGTGTTGAACGACTTCCAGCGCTGCATCGTGGACGGCGGATTGCAGGCGGTGGCGATGCCGCGCGGCAGCGGCAAGACGAGCCTCGTGGAGTGCGGCGTGCTGTGGGCCGACTTCCGAGGCTGCCACGAGCTGATCGCGTTGATCGGCGCGACGGAGGAGGCTGGGAAGGAAATGCTGTCGAGCCTCGTGACCGAGCTGCAAACGAACGACCTGCTCGCGGCGGACTTCCCCGAAGTGTGCCATGCCATCCGCCAATTGGAAGGAATCAACCAACGCCGGCTGCTTCTGGACGGCCGCCGCGTCTCGATCAAGCTGACGGACAGGTACATCGTGCTGCCCAACATCCCCCCGAACCCCGCGGCGTCGTCGGTCATCAAGGTGGCCGGCCTGACCGGACGCGTCCGCGGAATGAAATTCACACGACCGGACGGCCGCGTCGTACGCCCCAAGCTGGTCATCATCGACGACCCGCAGACCGACAAGTCGGCCAAGAGCCCGGTCCAGAACAACCGCCGCGAAGAGCTGGTCGCCGGGCCGATCCTCGGGTTGGCGGGGCCGCGGCAGAAGATCAGCGCGATCCTGCCCTGCACGGTCATCGCCGAGGGGGACCTGGCCGACCGCTTCCTCGACCGCGAGAAGCACCCCGAATGGAACGGCCGGCGCACGAAGCTGCTGCCCGAGATGCCCGAGGACCTCGACCTGTGGGGCCGCTACGCCGAGGCCCGGGCGGACGGGATGCGTGCCGGCGACGGAGGCGAAGCCGGGAACGCCTTCTATGCGAAGCACCGGAAAGCGATGGACCGCGGCGCGCGGGCCGCCTGGCCAGCCAGGCACAACCCGGATGAGTTGAGCGCGATCCAGCACGCGATGAACCTCTGCCTCAACAACCGCAAAGCCTTCTACGCGGAATACCAGAACGACCCGCAGGGAGCCGAAGAGGGGGAGCGTGAATTTCTCGAGGCGGACGAGATCGCGCGAAAGCTGAACGGCATCCCGCGGGGCACCGTTCCGGCCGAACTGCCCCTGCTGACAGCAGGCATCGACGTGCAGAAGGATTGCCTCTATTGGCTGGCCGCGGCATGGGGCGAAGGGTTCGCCGGCGGCGTCGTGGACTACGGGAGCTTTCCCGACCAGCGGCGCAATTACTTCGTGCTGGCCGACGTCCGCAAGACCATCGCCCAGGAGTTCCCGAAGGCCGGCTTCGAAGGCGCCCTGTTCGCCGCCCTGGAAAGACTCGTCGAGGCCCTGCTCACGCGCGAGTTCCCCTGCCACGGCGTCGCGGGCGTCCTCCGTGTGAAACGCATTCTGATCGACGCCGGCTGGGGTCGGTCGAGCAACACGATTTACCAGTTCTGCCGCAGCTCGAAACACTCCGCCCTGCTGCTGCCGTCGCACGGCAAGGGGCTGTCGGCGCGAATGAAGCCGATGGACTCGTGGAAGGTGCCCCCGCCTGGCCGCAAGGGAGACGGCTGGACGGTCACACGCAATGAGGGCCGGGCCATTCCCCACGCCACCATCGACACCAACTCCTGGAAGACCCACGTGCAGATCCGCCTGGCGACGGCCCTCGGCGACCGCGGTTGTCTGGCCCTGTTCGGCCGCGATCCCCGCACGCACGAAATGCTGGCCGACCACCTCACCGCTGAAATGCGCAACAAGACGTTCGGCCAGGGCCGCTGGCTCGACGAATGGAACCAGAAGCCCGGTCACCCCGACAACCACTTCCTCGACTGCCTCGTCGCGTCGGCCGTGGGCGCATCGATCGAGGGAGTGACGTTCCTGCCGATGCAGCCGCGGCCGGCGAAGAAGCCGCGGAAGAAAGTCTCGTACCTGAACCTCTGAAAGGATTCCGACATGGCCAAGGGACGCCCGAAGGGACCGAGCGAGAAGCCTCCCGTGAACACCGTCGAGCCGTCGCGCTGCCCGAAGTGCGGCAGCACGGAGCGAGAGAACTACTTCGGCCGCACCGTTCAGGAACACGCCGGCCTGGACCCGGATGGCAATCCTTACACGCTCATCGTCCGCCGCCGCACGCGGTGCGCGCGGTGCGGCCAGGTGCGGATCGACCGCACCTTCGTGAACGACCCGGACGACGCCGACGGACGCGTTCATTTCGCGTGAAATAGTCGAGCCGGGCGAAGCGGGGAACGCCCCGCACGGGGCCGCCAGGGCCACTAATGCGCTGGGCGAATTATCGCCCCGGATTTTCCGGCCGCGCGGCCGGGATAGTGCTTACCATCCCCGCCATGGCCGACCCGACGTTCAACGAGCAGATGGTGACCAGGCTCCAGGCCCTCCTGCTGGAGAACGTGGGGGCCGACACGGTGACGGTCGACGGCGTCACGGTGCAGTACGCCGACCTGCAGCAGCGGCTGGACTACTTCGAGAAGCGGCTGGCCGTCGAGCAGGGAACGCGGCCGCGGGCCGCCCGCATCCACCTGGGAGGTTTTTGACGCGTGCCGGGACTCCTCCAGAGCATGGGCCGCGCCGCCGACGGTGCGATCGCGCGCGCCTTCCAGTTCGGCTACGACTTCGTCGCGCCGAAGGGCCGCCGCCGCGCGCCGAGCGGCGTGCTGCGGAGCGAGGACCAGGAGCTGAACCCGACGGAGCGCCGCAAGATGGTCAGCGGCGCGCGGGAGACGCACCGCAATTTCACCATCGCGCAGTGGGCCATCCGCAAGCACCTCGACTACGTGTCGAGCTTCAACTTCCAGTCGAAGATCGGGAACGAGGCCGACCAGCAGCTCGAAACGCTGATGCGGGACTGGAGCGCGAAAGGCGCGTGTGACGCCGGCGGCCGCCACTCGCTGGCGCGGCTGGTGCGGATGATGGAAGCCCGCCGCACGATCGACGGAGACGTGTTTCTGTTGCGTCTCGCGGGCGGGACGCTGCAGCCGATCGAAGGAGACCGCGTCCAGACACCCGTGGGGGGCATTCCCGGAGGGAAGGCGGCCAGCGATCCCGCGCGGCTGATTCACGGCGTGCAGCTCGACGCCGCCGGCCGCGCGGCGGCGTACGCCGTCTGCCGGCGGGTGCAGACGAGCGACTTCTCCCCCTCCGCCGGATCGTTCGAGTTCGAACGGCTGGTCTCCGCGGCGAACCTGTACCAGCACGCGTGGTACGAGCGGTTCGACCAGGTGCGGGGCATCTCGCCCATGGCCCCGGCGCTCAACACCTTGCAGGACCTGTACGAGGGATTCGACTACGCACTGGCCAAGATGAAGATTTCGCAGCTCTTCGGGCTGATCTTCTACCGCGAGCAGGCGGACCGGCTGGCGCCGACCGAGGCGACCGACGAGGACGGAACGGGCTACGAGGTCGATTTCGGCAAGGGCCCGGTGACGCTCACGCTCGACCCGGGCGACAAGGCCCAATGGCTCGAATCGAAGACCCCCAGCACCGAGTTCCAGACCTTCAGCCAGACCATGATCAGCGTGGCGCTGAAGGCCCTCGACATCCCGTATTCGATGTTCGCCGAGAACTTCACGAATTACAGCGGCGCCCGGCAGGCCCTCTTGCAGTACCAGCTCTCCTGCGAGCTGAAGCGGGCCGACGTGGCCGACCTGCTCAACTGGATCACCGCCTGGCGGACGCTGCTGTGGATCGAGGCGGGCGAGCTCGACGTGCGGCCCGAAGACGTGAAATGGGAGTGGGTGGCGAAGGGGATCGCCTGGATCGACCCGCTCAAGGAAGTCCAGGCCGACGTGCAGGCGATCGGCGCCGGCCTCTACAGCCGCACCCGCGTGCTCCGCGAACAGGGACTCGACTTCCGCGAGGTGATCGACGAGCTGGCGGCCGAGGTGGAGTACATGAAATCCAAGGGCCTCGACCCGAGCGTGAACGCCAGCCCCAACATCGTCACCCTGGAGCAGGCCGCATGACCGCCGAGACGCCGATCCACGCACGCAAAGTCCCGCTGGCGGCGGTCCGGTTCGCGGCCGACGTCGCCCTCGACCGCACCCTCGCGTCGAAGGACAAAGTGCCGGTCACGGTCACGGCGCGGACCGGCCAGCCCGCGTTCCATTGGTTCTGGGGCCGCGTCGTCCACGACCTGGCCGGGATGCAGGTCCAGAAGGCAAGCGTGCCGCTCGACTACTGCCACGACTGCGAGGACGTGGTGGGCTACGCCGATACGTTCGACGTGGCCACCGGCGACCTGGTGGTGTCGGGCGCGCTGATCCCGTTCGCCGAGGGGGACCGTGCCAGCGAGATCGCCTTCAAGGCCCGCAGCGGCGTGCCCTACGAAGCGTCCATCTTTTTCGATCCCGACGAGATCGTCCTCGAAGAGGTCGCCGCCGGCGTCGCGGTGCAGGTCAACGGCGTGCCGGTGACCGGACCGGTAACGATCTTCCGGCAGTGGCGGCTCCGCGGCGTGGCGCTCTGCCCGTACGGCGCCGACGCCGGCACCGAAGTCCAATTCCGCGACCGCGCCCCGGAGGTGACGGTCCGCACCCTCACCCGCAGCAAGGAGACCGTCATGTCGGTCGAGACGAAACCCGCGCCGGTCGACAAGCCCGCGGAGAAACCGGCGGACAAGCCGGCCGAGTCGGCCGCCGCTCCGAAGATCGAGGAGAAGCCGGTCGACAAGCCCGCGGAGAAGCCCGCGGCCGGCGGCGAGGCCGGGAAGGAAGGCCAGCCGCCGGCGACCGGCGCTCTCGGCGTGGCGCCCGCCGGGAAGAAGTTCCTCGATGCGTTCGGCGACAAGGGAGGCGTGTGGTTCGCCGAAGGCCGGTCGTTCGAGCAGGCCCAGGTCCTGTTCTCGCAGCACCAGGCGGCCGAGGTCGACCGGCTGAAGAAGGAGAACGCCGAGCTGGCCGCGAAGGTCAAACTGGCCGCCGGCGAGACGCAGCCCGTGGAGTTCTCCCCCGCGCCGACCGTCGCGCAGCAGCAGGTCCAGAAGCTGGCCCAGAAGGTCGGCAGCGAGAACCTGGCCAGGTTCGCCGCCGCCCTCAAAGTCCCCGGCCACTGAAAACCGGCGGAGAGCGGAGGTGCGGAGAGCGGAGGGGAAATCCGCGAAACCGCCTTTTCTGACCTCTCCGCCCCTCCGCTCTCCGCCCCTCCGCTCTCCGCTCAAGGAAGGAACCTCTTCATGGCCATGCCCACGCTGCTCGACATCGCGAAAGCCAACGGCTCCGACGCGGTGGCGGGACTGATCGACGAGACCACGAAGGCCACGCCCGAGCTGCGGATCGGCGGGGCCCGCACGATCAAGGGGATCAACTACAAAACGCTGATCCGCACCGGCCTGCCCACCGTCGGCTTCCGCGCCGCGAACGAAGGGTTCGCGCCGTCCAAGTCGACCTATGAGAACCGCCTGGTCGAGACCTACATCTTCGATCCGCGGTGGGAGTGCGACAAAGCCGTGGCCGACTCCCATGAGGACGGCGCGGCCGCCTACATCGCCCAGGAAGCCGACGCGGTGATGAACGCCGCGATGCAGTACCTGTCGAGCCAGTTCTACTACGGCACGACGAACGACGCGAAAGGCTTCCCCGGCCTGCTCGCCGCGTACGACAGCACCAACCTGGTGGTCGACGCCGGCGGCACGACGGCCGATACCGGATCCAGCCTGTGGGCCGTCCGCTTCTCGCTCAAGGACGTCGTGTGGGTGTGGGGCCAGGACGGCGCGCTGAAGCTCTCCGACGTGATGATCGAGCGGCTGACCGACGCCAACAGCAACCCGTTCACGGGCTACGTCCAGGAGATCCTCGCGCGGCCTGGTCTGCAGGTCGGCAACAAGCGGTGCATCGGCCGCATCAAGAAGCTGACCGCCGACAGCGGCAAGGGGCTGACCGACGCCCGCATCGGCAGCCTGCTGGCGAAGTTCCCGGTGGGGCTGGGACCGACGGCCCTGTTCTGCAGCCGGCGGTCGCTGGAGCAGCTGCGGGCCAGCCGCACGGCGACCAACGCCACCGGGGCCGAGGCGCCGATGCCCACCGAGGTCCTGGGCGTCCCGCTCTACGCCACCGACGCGATCATCGACACCGAGGCCCTGACGCTGTGACGCGCTGAGGGGCGAGGGACGGAAAGCCCTTCGCCGCTCTCGCCCCTCGTCCCTCGTCCCTCGTCCCTCGTCCCTCGTCCCTCGTCCCTCGTCCCTCAACCCGAGACCATCCCATGGGACCGAACGTCCGCGACACCGGCCTCAAAGTGACCAAGGCGCTGCCCAACGGCGCGGCCGCCGCAACCAGCGGTGCGATCGACCTGGGTCTCACCAGCCGCAGCGATTTCGTGGCCCCGGTCGAGCTGCTCCTCTCCGCGCCGGCCCTCGGCGCGACGCCGCTGCCCGACGCCAAGACGATGAAGTACGACCTGATCCACTCCGACAACTCCGACCTCTCCAGCCCGGCCACGCTGGTGGCCTCGGCCATTGTCCAGACCGGTGCGGGGGGCGCGGGGGACGTCGCGGCCACCTGGCGGTTCAAACCGCCGAGCAACGTCAAACGCTACCTCGGCTTCAAGGCCACCGGCAGCGGCGCGGGGGATGCCAGCGGCAGTTCCGGCACGCTCGAGCTGCTCGTCTGAGGGGCGGGACGGTTGTCTTTCATGAAAGGGGAGGTGTGGAGGGCGGAGCGCGGAGAGCAAGACGCCATCGTCCGGCCTCCGCGCTCCGCGCTTCGCCCTCCGCGCCGAAATGTCGGCTTTCTCCTCACTCATCGCCGGCGCGCTGGCCTCCGTGCGGGACGTGGCGGGCGTCGACCTGACCTACCGCCGCGGGGGGAGCAGCGTCTCTCTCCGCGGCGTGCCCGGCCGGACGCTGTTCAGCGGCCAGGACGCGGAGCGGTTCCTGACGCAGTTCTCCGCCCACGACTGGCTGGTCGATCCGACCGCGCTGGTGATCGACGGCCAGACGGTCCTGCCCGAACCCGGGGACCGCATCGAAGGCACGCTCGGCGGCGTGGCCTCCACGTTCGAGGTGACGCTCCAGGGGGACGCCGCCTACCGGATCGACCAGACCCGCAACCAGCTCCGCATCTACACCAAGCTCATCGCCTGACGGGACAAAGGATGAGGGACGAGGGACGAGATCGAGGGACGAGACCCGCTCCAAGGAAGGAACCTCGCCATGGCCGCCGGCGTGACCTGCTCTTACAGCTCCAAGCTCACGACCACCGAAACCTACGGCGACAGTTACGTCGATTCCGGGGACAACACGCTCAAGTTCTCCGGACTCGACCAGGCGCTGAACCTGACCGGCGGCACGACCCCGGCCGTGTCGAAGCAGGCCGCCTTCCAGAAGGCGCTCACGGCGGGCGCCGGCACGGTCGACCTGCGGGCGCTGGTCGGCGCGAACGGCGGCGCGATCGACGGCAACGGCCTCAAGGTGCGGGTCGTCAAGTTCCGCAACCTGGCCTCCAACGCCAACGCGATCACGATCACGTTCGGCGCCAGCAATCCCTACGACCTGCTGGGCTCGACGTTCGTCCTCACGCTGCTGCCCGGCCAGGAGTTCCTGGCCTACCTCAAGGACGGCGCGCCGACGATCGACAGCACGCACAAGACGATCGACCTCTCCGGCACCGGCAGCCAGGTGCTGGAGTGCCACTTCGTCCTCGGCTGAAAGTGCGGAGCGCGGAGGGCGGAGAGCGGAGGGCAAGCAGACGTTCTGGCGCTCCGCTCTCCGCTCTCCGCTCTCCGCCCCACTGTTCCGGCCGAAAGGAGGTCCTGCCGTGCCCGCCGTCGCCGCCCAGCTGGCCGACGCCGTCGTCGCCGAGCTCAACGCGCACGCCTTCTCCCAGAGCTTCGCCGCCGTCCGCTCCTGGGCGCCGCGGTTCGACCTGAAGAACCTGACCGGCCTGCACGTCACCGTGGCCCATTCCGGCGTCACCAGCCTCCGCGCCGACCGCGACACGGTCGAGGACGAGCATACGATCGAAATCGGCGTGCAGCAGAAGCTGGCCTCGATCGAACCGGCCGCCGTCGATCCGCTCGCGGCGCTGCTGGAGGAGATCAAGGCGTTCCTCGACGGGCGGCCGCGGCTGGCCGGCTTTCCCGCGGCCGCCTGGACCCGCAGCAGCCTCGTCGCCACGGCCCTGCCCGAGCACCTCCGCGAGCTGCGGCAGTACACCGGCGTGGCGTCGATTCACTACGCCGTCCAGATCGAGAGCGCCGCATGATCGGCTTCCGCATCGACCAGGCGAAAGGGCTGTTCTTCGACCGCCAGGTGGTCCTGGACGCCACGACCAAAACGGAACGCCAGGCGCTCTCGAAATTCGGGGCGTTCGTCCGCACCCGCGCCCAGACGTCGCTCCGCCGGCGGAAGAAGGCGTCGCGGCCGGGCCGCCCGCCGAGCTCCCACGTCGGCCTGCTCAAGTCGAAGTTGTTCTTCGCCTTCGATCCGTCGGCCCACTCGGTCGTCATCGGCCCGGCCCGGCTCAACGGAACCACGTCGCAGCGGCGACTGGATCCCAAATCGAAGACCGTGCCCGAACTCCTCGAACACGGAGGGCCGGCCCGGTTGTCCCTGTTCGACCCCGGCGGCGGACGCCGCGCGACGCGGAGCATCTTCGTCCAGCCGCGGCCCTTCATGCAGCCGGCGTTCGACGCCGAGCTGCCGAACGCCGCGGACCTCTGGCGCGACAGTCTGAAAGCGGGTTGAGGGTGGAGGGTGGAGGGTGGAAGGCCCGAGGGCTCGTCGGGAGACGCCGCTTTCCGCTTCCACCCTCCACTCTCCACCCTCCACCCTCAACCTACCCTCAACCAGGACGCGAACCATGACCGCCCAGCGCGGCTACGAGTGCAAGCTGTACCGGAACACCGGGACGTACGACACGCCCGTCTGGAGCGAGATCAAGTACGTCCGCGACAACCAGCTCAACCAGGAGGCGGGTGAGGTGGACGTCACCAGCCGCGCCTCGGGCGGGCACAAGGAAGTCATCGCCGGCCTGTTCGAGGAAGGCCTGGAGTTCGACATCCGCTGGAAGCCGGACGACGCGAACTTCGCCGCGCTCCGCACGGCGTTTCACGCCCGCGGCACGGTCGAGCTGGCCGCGATGGACGGCGACGTCGCGGCCGCCGGCAGCCAGGGCCTCCGCGGCACGTTCGCCGTGCTGTCGTTCAGCCGGCCCGAAAAGCTGGAGGAGGGGACGGTGGCCAACGTCGTCGTCAAGCCCACCAGCAGCGACCACGTTCCCGAGTGGATGACCGTCGCCTGACGGGACGCCGAGGCCCCGGGCTGGACTCCCGGCGCCGCTCCCCCCGCGGCGGCCCTTCCTCGGCGTCCCATTTCACGTGAAATACTCCGTCCCGACAGGGAGCTCCGATGGCCGGTTTTCGCGATTCGCGGCAACGCACGTGGGCGGTGGAGATCACCGTCGGCACGCTGAAGCGCGTGCGGGAGCTGTGCGGCGTCGACCTGCTGCAGGTCCTCGACCGCGACAGCGGCCTGTTCGGCCGGCTGCACGACGACCCGGTCCTGCTGGTCGACGTCCTGTGCGCCGTCCTGCGGCCGCAGCTCGCCGAGCATGGGGTCGACGACGGCCAGTTCGCCGAGGCCCTGCTCGGTCCCGCCCTGGACGACGCCGTGCAGGCGTTCCTGCAGGGACTCGCCGATTTTTTCCCGAAAGCCGCCCAGCGCGACGCCCTGCGGCAGCTCGTCGCCAAGAGCGGGCGGCTGCACGAACGGCTGATGGAGGTGGGCCTGGAGCAGATCGCCGCGTTCGACGCCGACGCGGTCGACGTCGCCGCCCTGCTCGCCTCGGCAGCCGCGACGCCCACCGCGCCCTCTGGGAGCTCGCCGGAATCGTCGGCCTCGATCCCGCCCCCTTCAGCCTCCGCCAGCTCGTCTGGATGGCCCGCGCCCGCCAGTCCGACGCCTGGGACCGCGCCGCCGACCTGATGGCGCTGACCGCCAACTGCCACCGCGCCAAGCGCACCAGCCGGCGGTACCACCGCCACGACTTCCATCCTTACCTCGAGCGCCCCCCGGCGCGGTGGACCGTCAAAGACCTGGCCGCCGACCTGTATCCCGGACAGACCTTGAAGCAGACCGTGCTGCGGTACGACGCCGCCGGCGGCTGCCGCACGGTCCCCCAGCCTGACCCAGCTTGACCCACACCTACCTACTGTAAAGGAGCCTCGACGTGAGCGGGAAAGGTTCTGCCGTCCGCGCCGGCCGCGCGTTCGTCGAGCTGTACGCCGACGGGACGAAGCTCGCCCGCGGGCTCAAGCAGGCCCGCGACCGCCTCAAGGCGTGGGGCGCCACGGTGCAGGGGGTCGGGAACAAGATCTTCGCCGCGGGCGCCGCCCTGGCCGGGCCGCTGGCCGCCGCGGCGAAGGCCTTCTCCGACGCCGGCAGCGACCTGGCCGACATGAGCCAGCGGACCGGCGCGTCGGTCGAAGCCCTGTCCGAGCTGGGCTTCGCGGCCAACCAGTCCGGGGCGGACCTGGAGACGCTGGAGAACGGCCTCAAGAAGATGCAGAAGAAGCTGGCCGACGCCGCCGGCGGCTCGGCCGAGGCCAACGCCGCCTTGCAGCGGCTCGGCCTGTCGAGCGCCGCGCTCAAGGACCTCGCACCCGACGCGCAGTTCGCCGCGCTGGCCGACCGCATCGCGTCCATCGCCGACCCGGCCCAGCGGACGGCCGCGGCGATGGACGTGTTCGGCAAGGCCGGCACACAGCTGCTGCCGCTGCTCAATGAAGGTTCGCAGGGGATCGAGCAGCTCCGCGAGGAGGCCCGCGCGCTGGGGATCAGCATGTCCACGGAGGACGCCACCGCGGCCGAGGCGTTCGGCGACGACCTCAGCCGCCTGTGGCAGACGATGAAATCCGGACTGTTCCGCGTCGGCGCCGCCCTCGCCCCCGTCCTCTCCGAGCTGGTGCAGCAATTCACGGTGGGCGCGGCGGCCGTGTCCAAGTGGGTCAACGAAAACCGGCCCGCCATCGTCGCCGGCCTGAAGCTCGCCGGCGCGCTGCTCGCCGGCGGCGCGGCGCTGATCGGGGTCGGCGTCGTGCTCAAGGGCTTCGGCCTCGTCGTGGGGGGCATCGGCAGCGCCATCGCCATCGCGCTGGCCGTGGCCAAAGTGGCGTTCGCCGGGCTCGCCGCGGCCGTGATGTTCCTGGCCAGCCCGATCGGGCTGGTGGTCGCGGCGGTCGTCGGACTGGGCGCGGTCACCGTGGCCCAATCCGGCGTGATGCAGACCACGCTGGACGGCCTGCCGGGGCTGTGGAGCGACCTCAAGAACACCGCCACGACGGCCTGGGGGGCGATCGGCAAGGCGCTGGCCAGCGGCAACCTGGCGGCCGCCGCGAACGTCGCCTGGACCGGCCTCAAGCTCGTCTGGGCCCAGGCCACCGTCTTCCTGATGGAGCGGTGGACCGAGTTCACCACGTTCCTCAAGGAAGTGTTGAACCAGTCCTGGTCCAACACGTCCGGCTTCCTGATCAACTCCATCGCCGCGATTTCCGCCGGCTGGACCGAGACCGTCGATTTCATGGGGGACGTCTGGTCCATGTTCACCGCCGGCCTCAGCAAGGCCTGGAACAGCACGGTCGGCTTCATCAAGCGGGCCTGGGTCCGGCTGAAGGGGTTCTTCTCCAGCGACGTCGACGTGGACGCCGAGGTGCAGCGGATCAACGCGGAGACCGAGGGCAAGAACAACGCGGCCGACGACGAGCGGAACAAAAAGATCCTCGGCCGCGAGGAGGAGCGGAAGCAGAAGCTGGCCCAGATCGAGAAAGACCGCCAGGGCGCGCTCGAGGCGAACGAGGACATCCGCAACGGCCGCACGAAGGACAACCAGGCGGCCGCGAAACAGCGGATCGACGACCTGAAGAAAGGTCTGGCCGCCGCCCAGCAGGAATTTCAGGGCGCGGTGAGTGAGGCCGAAGCGTCCCCGCCGGCCGCCCCGCAGGTGAACGCCCAGCAGGCGGGGGGCAAGGACCGGCAACGGCCGTCGTTCGCCGAGCCGCTCCGCAACACGTCCTCCGCCGGCACGTTCTCCGCCGCCGCGGTCGGCGGCCTGGGGATTTCCGGACAGGCCCAGAAGATGGTGGCCTACCTGGCCCAGATCGAGAAGCACACCAAGGACGGGGCCGACGCCTCGAAGCAGGGAGAGTTCGAATGACGACCGTCGTCGAGCGGTGGGACAGCCGCGCGGCCCAGAGCGGCCAGAAGCCGACCGTCGAGCTGCTCTACACCGTCCGCGGCACCGACGACGACGTCGCCGCGCATGCGGCGCTCGAGTCCTCCGCGCCGGCGTTCTACCGCGGTTTGAAGCGCGACCACACCGCGATCGAGCCGCTCGGGCCGGGAACGTGGAAGGGGACCGCCCAGTACGCCGCGATCGAGCCGCTGGAGGTCGACGCGCCGCAGTTCGAATTCGACACCGGCGGCGGATCGTCCAAGCTCAGCCAGAGCCGCGAGACGGTCGCCAGCTACGCCCCCCCCGGCCTGCTCGCCCCCAATTTCGGCGGCGCGATCAACGCCACCAAGGATGGCGTCGACGGCGTCGACATCGACGTGCCGGCCATGAAGGGGACGATCCGCGTGGCGGTGGCCCCCGAGGCGTTCGACCGAACCTACATTAAGACCCTGGCCTACATGGCCAAGAAGGTCAACGACGCCCCGTTCTACGACTGGCAGCCGGGCGAGGTGCGGTTCGACGGCGGCACCGTCTGCCGCCGCGGCAGCGACAAGGTCGAGGTGATGCTCACGTTCCTGATCAGCCAGAACGCCAGCGGGCTGACCGTCGGCACGATCGGCGGGATCAGCAAGGACGGCTGGGACTACCTGTGGGTCCTGTACGAAGACGTGGAGGATGCCGGCGCGAAGATGCTGGTGAAGCGGCCGCGGGCCGTGTACGTCGAGCGGGTCTACGAGCGGGCCGACTTCAGCGCCCTCGGCGTGGGGAGCTGAGCATGTCCCGGCCTCCGCTCCGCCGCGCCCGCTCCGGCGAGAAGCTCGGCTTCTCCGCCGCGGCCTGGAACCGCGTCGTCGACGCGGCCAACTGGGTCGACGCGCAGCGCATGCTGACCGGCGGCGAGCGCCGCCGCGAATCGACGTCCGGCCAGCTGATCCTGGTCAAGAACGCCTCGGGCGCCGACCGGGAGCGGTTCGACGTGCTGGTCGTCGACGACGTGCTGGTCGACCCGGACGACAACGAGACCGAGTTCCAGAGCCGCGTGGCGCTGAAGGGCGTGACGCCCGCCAGCGACGCCGCGGCCCTGTTCGTCGTGCTGGCCGAGCCGCTGGCCGACGGCAAGATCGGCCGCGCCTGGGTCGACGGCGTGTGTCCCGCCTGGATCAAGGGGGAAGGAGCGTTCGTCGATACCCGCTCCGGCGAGGCCGGCTGGCTCATGGCCGGCGACGGCGGGGCCGCCCGCGTCCTCTGGGCGGCGGGCGGAACGGGTGAGCGGTGGGCCGTCATCCGCCTCGGCGACCCGTCCGCCGACCAGTGGTTCGCCCGCATCGGCTGCGCCCGCGACGACTGGATGCCGTTCGACCGGATCACCGTCGAGCTG